GTTATTAGACATTAAGTGTAGACCGGTTACATTGAAAACAGGGACAAATACATCCGTAGTTAGTAGTCAGTTAGTTGATAGTACTGCTTTATTTACTACTTATGACATCTCAGCAGGTGACGTTGTTACCAATATTACAACAGGTTTAGTTTCTGCGGTATCATCTGTAGTTAGTAATACAGTATTAGCATTAGACTCAAATATATTTTTAGCTTCAGGAAACTCTTATGGAGTTTTTTCTTCATCTAGTAATGTGCAAGCGGAAAAAGTAATTAACAGTAAACTTACGTTGTTGGTTAATTCAAATTTAACACCGCCAACAATTGAGTTTCCTATTTACGCATTACAAGGCTCAGAATTAACTTTCTATCCTACAACTATAACTAATAAGGGACAAGTAGAAGCAACCTATTTTAGGTATCCTGCAGTTCCAAAATGGACCTATATAACACTTACTAATGGTGAGCCTGTGTTTGACCAATCGCAAAATGATTATCAAGACTTTGAGTTGGCTATATCAGATGAATATAGATTAGTAACTAAAATATTAGAGTATTGTGGTGTATCTATTCGTGAAACAGAGGTTACTCAGTTTAGTATGGCTCAAGAGCAACAGCAACAACAACCCATAATATCACCAACGCAAAGAATTAAACCTTAAAAGATGGCATATATATCACAATATCAATATTACGAGAATGGGGGCGTACTACCTGAAGACGCCAATTGGGGGTCTTATCAATTTATTAGCTTAACTGACATAGTCAATAATTTTTTATTGATGTATGCAGGAAACCATTCTTTAGTTAATAACGAAGAACGTTATAAAATATTATTTCACGCAAAGCGTGCTATTCAGGAATTAAACTACGATGCTGTTAAAGAAATTAAAGTATTAGAGTTAACTGTTCCTGACACATTAAGGTACATCTTACCTTCTGACTATGTCAATTGGGTGCGTGTATCCTTATACAAAGATGGTTGGCTTAGACCTTTAACTGAGAATATTCAAACACTTTCATCAAAGGCTTATCTTCAAGACAATACGGGAAGAATTTTGTTTGACCAATATGGAAACGCATTATCTCCTCAGTACTCAACTATTGACTTGGAAAGATTAGCTAGAACAAAGAAGAGTATTTATCTTAACCAAGGCAATCAATTCAATGGTCAATTAGGATGGAACTATGATGGGATGTGGTACTTTGAAGCAAATGTAGGGGCTGCGTATGGTTTAAATACAGAGACAGCAAATTTCAATCCAACTTTTAATATTGATAGAAAGTCAGGAGTTATTAACTTTGACTCATCGATGTCAAGTTTATCTTGTATTCTTGAGTATGTGTCCGATGGTATGGAACAAGGAGACAACTCTTTGATTACAGTAAACAAGATGTTTGAAGCGTATGTTTATGCAGCCATTGAGTATGAGATACTTAGTTCAAAACTTAATGTTCAAGAATATATTGTTGCCCGTTCTCGTAAAAAAAGAAAGGCTTTGTTGAGTAATGCTAAAATAAGAATCAGTAACATTCATCCCGGTAGACTCTTAATGAATATGAGAGGTATGGACAAGCAAATAAAATAAAATGGCAAATTTTACAAGAAACTTCATAGCAGGTAGAATGAACAAGGTAGTAGACCAACGTTTACTTCCTGAGGGTGAGTATGTTGACGCTATGAATATTAGGATGGGTTCAACCGAGAACGCTGAGATGGGAGTAGTAGAGAATACAAAGGGTAATCTTTCTCTTACTACATTAAAATATAATGGAACATCTCTTAGTTCATCAGCAAGATGTATCGGTGCAATTGAGGATAGTGCAAATGAAACCATATATTGGTTTGTTCACGACTCAGCTTTTACGGTAGGTGCTACAGGTAAACTTGACCTAATTGTTTCTTTTAACGTTTTCACCAACATATTAACATATCACGTAATAAGCATTAACAATGGTGCAAACGTTAATACTGTGTTAAACTTTAACCCAAGTTATTTAATTACGGGTATCAATATACTAAACGACTTATTATTCTTTACGGATGACTACAATGCACCTAGGTTTATAAATACCAATAGAAATTACGCTAACCCCGTATCTAATATAGACCAATTTACAGCAGAGTCTTTACTTGTAATTAAAAAGCCACCGGTAGAATCTCCTGATGTACAACCTATTGTAACTAATGGGCAAGAGAATTTTTTAACTACAAGATTTATTTGTTTTGGTTATAGGTACAGATATATTGACGGAGAGTATAGTGCTACATCTCAGTGGTCTCAACCTGCTTTTGTACCTAATGCGTTTAGTTTTAGTACTGAGAGTTTTTTAAACGAGGGGATGACCAATTTTTGTAACTCTGCAATAATCACATACAACTCAGGAAGTTCTCTTGTAGTTGGTGTTGACTTGCTATTTAAAAGAGCAGATGGCACTGTTATAAAAGTTATTGAGAAACTTGATAAGGCTGATTTAGGTCTTGCAAATAATACCGACTACCAATACACATTTACCAATAGCAAGATATTTACAATACTATCCGAGTCTGAATTATTGAGATTGTACGACAACGTACCTCGATATGCTAAGGCTCAGACTATTATGGGAAATAGATTAATGTATGGTAATTACATAGAAGAATATGACTTAGTTGACCAATATGGTGTACCGGTTAAGTTTGAGTATAGTACTGACTTGGTTTCATTACCTATTGGTAATTCTAGTATAAATGATGCTACGTCAGAAGGAAATTATAATATTAACGGAAGCGTAGGTGTTCAAGATGCTATTGTTTCTTTTAATTTAACGGGTAAAAGTTTGGTTGCAGGTTCTTCTATTAATTTAGAAGTAACAATTGAGCACTCTCAGTTTTCAGGTCAAACTCCATTTCCTACACAAGAAACTACTGACGTAGGCTTAAATTTTGCATTTATCTTGTCTACAACATATACATCTGTATATGCATTAGCAACAAGTGTTGAATTTCAAAATGTTGTAGGTACATCGGCAAACATTCAACCATTTGCAACCGCTTGTTCAGGGACAACATTTACTGACTCAGTAAATTGCTTGTTACCAAATACTTTAGATGCCTATATAGCTATAGGAAGCGGTATAAGTGCGGTAGCACAACCTGTTGCAATTATAACAAGTCCTAGTAGCAGTTGGATTGGGCTACAATTTATTGCTCAAAAATATGTTGACAATACAACTACACCTACGCAAACATTTTATGAGTACTATCAAGTGGTTTCAGCACAAGCAAGTTTTCAAGAAATAGCAAATCCACAAAGTTTACATAGCAATAGAGACTACGAGGTAGGCATCGTATATATGGATGAGTTTAATAGAGCATCAACTGCTCTTGTTAGTCCTAATAATACAGAGCACGTTTCTTGTGGATTGTCTGCATTTAAAAATTCAATTAAAGTAACAATACCTGCTACTCAAAAACCTCCGGGATGGGCTACTAGGTATAAGTTTGTAATAAAACCCGACCAAGAGAATTATGAGACAATTTATTGTAGCATATTCTTCCAAGACCCTTTAACCAACAATGCATACTTTTTATTAGAAGGAGAGAATGCAAGAAAGATAGAAGCGGGAGATAGGTTAATTGTGAAAGCTGATTCAAGTGGACCAACATCATCTTGTGTATATGCAACTGTTCTTGAGAAATCTTCTCAAGCGTCAGACTTTATTGAAATACCAACCGAATTAGACCCTGCTGTTTTTATACCAATTCCTGCGGGAGTTTATATGAAAATAAACCCAAATAGTTTTAATACAGTTCAAGATGAATATGCTATTATTGCTCCGGGTAAAATAACAGAAACAGCACCAAGCCCCGGAATAATTGGACCCGGTACATACCCTATTTTAAATTACCCAATGAATACTTATGATGCAGCTACAACTGCTTGGGTTGATTATACTGTACCTGCCGGAAGTAGAATTGTATTTAGTATAAAACAATTTAGAAGTGGCAGTGGATGTCAATGTGAAGAGAGAAGAAACACTTTAGAAAAAACATTTATTTCTTCAAATACATATGATAATATGTATGATTGGTTTGTTGGAGATAATATAGAGCAGTTTTTAGATGATGGCACTAGATATGCTTCTTGCGGAGAGTCTATACCTGAAAATACATTTGTTTCGGGTACGGGAAATCCTGTAGTTGCTACTGATTTAGTAATTAATTATTATCAATTTTATAGGAACCCAACAACCAATGAGTTATATTTAATGGTAACGGGTACATTTCCTTGTTCAGGTTTGGGTTATCCTAATGCTCGTGCATCTAATGTTGAAGTAAACATTACCGTGTTCCGCTCTGAAAAGAATTTAATATTTGAGACAGAGCCTACTGACGCTCTTCCTGATGTGTTTTTTGAAAATGAGATGTCTTTTGCTATTACGGGTGGTAACCATATGGGTAACCTCCAAAACCAAAATATAGGAGCAGGGACATCTGCTATAATTGACACTAAGTTCTTTAACTGCTTTGCTTTTGGAAACGGGGCAGAAAGTTATAAGATTCGTGACTCAATTATTGGCAACTCATTTAACTTTGGCAACAGGGTTACAAGCGTATCTGCTCAGAACTATAAAGAGTCTGATAGATTTGCTGACATCACATATAGTGGTGTTTATAATGCTGAGTCAAATGTTAATAAGTTAAACGAATTTAACTTAGGTCTATTAAACTTTAAAAATTTAGAGACTTCTTTTGGAGAGATATTTATATTAGACGGAAGACAAACTGACGTACTTGTATTACAAGAAGATAAGGTTTCATACGTATTAGCTGATAAAAATTTATTATCAGATTCTACAGGCGGTGGTGTCGTAGCTTCTGTCCCTGAGGTATTAGGCACACAGATTGCTCGTAGCGAGAAGTATGGTATTAGTTTTAACCCTGAGAGTTATATTCAATGGGGATACGATAGATATTTTACTGACGTAAAGCGTGGTGCTGTTATTCAACTACGTGGTAACTCGTATTCTAACGAGGAACTAAAAGTTGTATCTGAAATGAATATGAGGACTTGGTTTAGAGATACATTTAATGAGTCTTTTAATACTCAAAAACTTGGTGGTTTTGACCCTTATATGAATGAGTATGTCTTAACAAGTAATACTATTGCTATACCATCAAATCCTCAGTGTATAAATTGTGGTATCACTCAGACATTTACATTGTCATCTGCTACAAGTGCAACAACAACTTATTGTGTTGACTTAGGTCCAACCATAGGAAACACAGACATTAACTATACTGTTTCTTCAATAAGTGCAAGTGGTAATTTCCAAATAGTGGCGACTTACAATGCAATAGCTTATTCTACAGGAGTAGTTACTACAAGTGGTACGTTAACTTTTAATAAGAATAATGTATCAGTAGAAACTGTAACGCTTGTAATAACTTATATAGGCGATATTACATTAAGCGTAGAGGTAGAGTGTGTTCAAGCTGCATCATTAAGCATTGTTCAAATAGTACTTACCAATGATTATGACTCAGGTCAAACCATTAATAGTCAGTATAGATATGTAATTGGTTCATTTACATCTCCATTGCAATCAACATTTGTAACATTTGCTAGCGGAACAACAAACCCTCTTGTCTCTTTGTATAATATTACTACCAACTATGTAGGCACGGGTGGTTTCCCTCCTGCAGGAAGTACAATGAGTTTGATTTCAAACAAACTTGCTAGCGATACTTTTGTATTTAATACTGCTACCGACAAGTTTAGATACCTTGCATCAGACACATTATACGCTAATACTACAGCAGGCATTAATTCATTATTAGCCTTAACTACTATAGCAACGCCTAATTTAGGTAGTGGTTCTTATAACTATGCAAATTTCACAGTACCTGCACTTGAAGATTATTTATATTTAATATGGGACTTTAGGTCTTCTTCTCCTGTAGAGTTGTGTTATTCAGTAGCAAGTGCAGAAGACGCTTGTTGTGGATGTGTGTTATCTCTTGTTTCATACAATTGTGAGGATGGAGATTGTGTAGACCCATTAGATGGCAGCGGGGTTTATGCAACCTTAATTGAGTGTCAAGCAGCTTGTGCCGCACCAACAACGGTTACATTAGATTGGACTGTTGGTCAGCAATCAGGAGGAGCATTGGTAATATTTAACAACGTAATGTCACAATTATTGAACGTAACATCTACTGCAGGAGGTGCTCAAAGTGGAACAATATATCCATTAATAAGCGAGTTACCTTACACCATCCGTGGTGAGTGGGTGTCAGGTTCAGGTAACATTATACAATTTAATTTATGTGATATAATAGGTAGTGGAACAATATTTACAAGTGCACCAATTACTAACGTAGAGGGTTATGAGGATTATTTGGTTACACCAACCCCTGTTCACGGATTAGTAAACTTAACTGCACAAAATGTAACGCTTCCTACTTGTCCTGTATAATTAAAATAAAATATAAAAAATGGCAACAAGTTCAGTATATTATTTAAATGCACCATCACTTGGTTCAGCAACTGCTGTGTTTACAAATAGCACATTAGCAACTTGTGCTGCAGATGGATTCTATTCAGATGGAGTAATAGTAAGAGAGCAGGTAGATTGTGTACTATTACCACAACAAACTTGCCCTACTTGCGATAATGTTACATACAACTGTGATAGTGGTAACTGCGTAGACCCATTAGACGGTAGTGGAACATATTCAACGCTAGCTGAGTGTCAGGCAGCTTGTATATCTCCTGTAAACTACAACTATTACACATTTGAGGCTTGTAACGGAGGTTCCCCAATTGATTACAGAAGTATATTATCATTAGCGTTGTATGATGTATATGCATTCCAAGCGTCTCCTCCTGATAGAACGTGTTATACAATCACAAGTATAACAGCAGCATCTAATGTAAACGATTTACCAACATTATATGGACCTAAAGCAAATTGTGAAGATGCTGATTGTACACAACCTTAATAAACAACTATGCCAAATTATACATTATCATATAGCGATTTAGTAGGGGGATGGGTATCCTTCTACTCTTACAATCCTGACTTTATGATAGGGATGAACAACTATTTTTACACGTTCAAAGGTGGTAATCTTTACAGACATAACGTAAATGCTAATAGGAACACATTCTACGGCACTTTTACGGCTTCGTCTATACAAAGTGTGTTTAACACTGCACCCCTTGAAAACAAGCTATTTAAGACCATTAACATACAAGGGGATGCTGCTTGGGCTGCGACATTAGAGACAGACTTGCAATACTCGGGATACATAGACGTGAATTGGTTTTCAAAAAAGGAAGCTGCTTACTTTGCGTTTATAAGAAACAACTCGGTTGGCGAACTTGCACTTAGAAGTGTAAATGGTATAGGAAGAAGTTACCAAGTAACGGGTTCGGGAGCCGCTGTTATAGTTAAGTTTGTTGTAGAAATAGGAAGCATCATTAGTATTGGAGATTATCTGTACTATTCAGTATCTCCATATGTAACTCCAATACTTGCGGGTAAGGTAACAGCTATAACTATTGACACACCAAATTCAATCAATCAACTTACTATAGATAGTACAATTTCAGGAACAACACCTATACCAATACAAAATGCGTTTTTCTTGTACATCAAAAACTCAGTAGCTGAGTCTCACGGGGTGTTAGGACATTATTGTACATTTACACTATCAAACACATCTACAAGTAAAGTTGAGTTGTTTGCGGTGCAGTCAGATGTTATGAAAAGTTTTCCTTAAATTTAATATCTTTGTAAGAATATGGAATTATATATACGAGAACTGAACGAAACAGACTACGATGAGATACTCGTAGGATGGTGGAAAGATTGGGGATGGAGTGCTCCTTCAAAGGACTTTCTTCCTCGTGATGGCAGAGGTGGTATAATGGTTTTAGATGATGAAGTTCCGGTTTGTGCAGGGTTTATGTATATTACTAATTCAAAAGTAGCTTGGGTAGATTGGATAATATCGAACAAGGAATATACTAAGAAGCCACAAAGAAAAGACGCCATTAAGTTATTGGTGTCAGCATTAACAGATATATGCAAGACGGCAGGCAGTAAATATGTTTACGCATTAATAAAAAACGAAAGTCTTATAAATACCTATCAAGAACTAGGGTATGTAAAAGGAGATAATTACACAACAGAAATGATAAAAAAATTATAATATGGCAGCAATAACAGCAGCAACAGCAACATTGATTGCAGCGGGTGTAGGATTAGCAGCAACAGCGACTACAACCACAATGTCATTTGTTCAAGCCGGAAAGCAAAAAAAAGCACAACGTCAAGCTGAAAAAGATGCAGATGAGGCAATGGCTAATGCAAAGAAAAAACTTGAAACAAATTTTTATGCCGCACAAGGAATAAAAAAAGAGCCAT